TATTAAAACCTGGTCACATTAGGACAGTAATGGACAGGTTTTTGGCAATATATGGCACTACTTTTTCTTACGTCTTGATCTCTTCTTCTTTTTCTTGGAGTACTTGCCGCCTAAACCTTTTTTCGGCATTAGAATTCCTCTTCGATTTTCATTTTTACATTAAAAAGATTTGGTGCCACTTGGTTCATTTGTAAAGAATTGTGAGTAAATCTGGCGAAAATATGTTCTGACTCTGCATCCGCACCTTCAGAGTCTTTATCGATCGAAAAAATGAATGGTATATGTGGGCCATTAGTCTTATTCCATACATCTTCTACTACCGCGTCATCACTGGTGGAAATAGAGTGCATTTCATTAGGCATCAAATCAGTTGAATCTATAAAGCTAAAATTCATGTCATAAGTGATTCTGCCGCCATGTATGGATGTTGTATAAATTGATGTGGCAAACGGTGAAAGCGTTGTAGAAGAAACTCGTTTCCCTGGATTGCTCATGTTTGCAAATCTCTGTCCACCGGCAGATTCCAAGACTTCTACTCCATCGTAAGCCACAGATCTAGTTATGGCCATGTCTGGAGCGTGTGGCATCTCATAAATCTCACCGATTAAGATGCAGCCTATATGAAGGTCGGTTGATCCATCAAATGTACCAGACCCATCACCTTCAAATTGAATACCCCAATATCGTAAATTAGATTCATCAAATCTTACTATTGTGCTTCCGTCTGACGCTGGAGTAACAATACTCGAACTTATTGCATCAGCATTAACCACTTCAGCCGGATTAGACATTGCAGTAGCACTGCCCATATCAACTGCTTGGACATGACTTTCTGTATCACTGGCTTTTATTCTTACTTTTGCATCCGCAGAATCCATATTGTGATTTAATATAGCCACAAAACTTTTCTTAAAAGCACCAGCGGTATTAATGTTAATAAGTACATGATCGCTAGTTGCAGCGGATGTATTAAAATCCACTTTATTTAATGGATTCATGTCAAATAGTTCTGGTTCTGACCCATTCTGTATCCCTATTAAGTTAGATCCGGTTTCTACATCAAAATTTCCATTTTGAGCTATACCTCTGCTTAATAAATAACTTATATGGTCGGGGTAGAACCTTGGGGTCCCTATATTCATATTTGCCATATTAACTCACCTTTATTGCTTTTATGGAACTTGTTTGTGGGGATTTAGATATACTCTGTACCATATAGTAATCTGTACCCATAGCTGTTCCATATATTTTAATTTTTGAATCCCAGTTTGAGAATTTGATTATGTCACCGATTTCCAGTTCATTATATTTCGGCGTTAAGCAAACAAAGTCCAGGGCAGGTTTTTGATCTTTGAATAATGTTTTGTACGCATCTGCCAGTTGTGTTGCAGTATCATCATCTAAAATTCCAAAAGCATCCATCTTTAATTTCAATGTTTGATTAATTCCGCTTGTTCCAGTACCGTAACTTGTAGCGTCAGTAGAATTTTTTGAAGCCGTGAAAGATTCAGATTGGTAATCGAAAGCATAATTGATAGTCACATCGTTTTTTACATCACTGATTGGTGTTTTGGAAATGCCCTTTAGATCTATGTCGTCATAATTAATTATTTTATTTTCCGAATCATAGTCATCGGTCCTTCTAAGTGTCTTAATCCTAAACTTTCCATCGCCACCAAGAAATACATAAGAGCAGCACTGCCTTCCTATACCTTCTATAAGTTCCTTCGAGTTAATAAACTTGTAATTAGAGAAGGCAAATTTTATATCACCTATTGCATCATTAAAAGCATCGTCTATGTGCCCATTTGTTGTATTCCCGGAAGTATCAAATGTTGCATGATCTATTTGGGTAGAAGTAAGGCCACATTCATTTCTTAATATGTCCTCAATTATGTAAACTGGGTTTTCAATTAAAGCAGCTTCGTTATAACCATTAATCCTTGAATCAGCATCTACCCAGGCACCGTACTCTCTACCTTTGCCAGAATAATAAATATAATCCAGGTTTTGGCCTGTTAATGCAGTACCAACTTCAGTATTTACGATTTTGTAGCCACCAGGATCATTAACTTCACCAGTATATATTACTTCTCTTTGAAATACGGGTCTGGTAAAGTTTTGATCTGGTTTAAATTCCACTTGTAATCCCATTTGGGCAATAGCTGCGAAAGTAGTTCCACTTGTTCTTTTTATAGATACCACCATATCTGTATCAGTAAGATCTAATGATTCTCTATCAGTAGCATCAAATGCAGAAGTATGAAATGCAGCGACAGTTTGTGTTCCTGTGGCGTGAGAAATGTCAACTTCATTGGTAGAAGTATTTGGTGCTTCAACCCTAAAATGCGTTGGTGCTGTACCAGAAATAGTAGCGATATTCACTATTATATCAACCTTGCTATTAGCCGTAAGCATCCCGACTTTAGGAATTTTAGGGAACCTTAAAGACATTTCATCTTCACCGTTACTTACTCCAAACGACTCATTGGTTGAAAAATCTCTATCAGTTAATTCGCCAATGGTTAAACCAGCAGAATCAGAAGCACTTTCAAAGTCAAAATAGCCAAAGAAGCTATTTCCTTTTATTTTTATAAGATTTTCATCATCTGTACCTGGGGTGTCATCTGATCCAGCGGATGCATTTCCGACTATCGTATTAGCATTAGCGCATTGTAAATAAACATTACTCAATCCCATATAGGTATTATTAGAATGTAATTGATTAAGCAATACAGCATTATTCTGTGTATCTCCATTAATATCAACATAAGACTTATTTGTATCTGGTAAGGCATTTACATAGCCGCTAGAATCTTCCTTATCAACTACGATAGCCGGGAAATGACTCTTTACAAAATGATTCTCAAAGTCTCCATTGGTTGTATCTTGACCAAAATCTCCATAGCTCATAGGTACTGGTGCATCACGATTATTGCTAGGACTATTAGCGTAATTAGTTGCGTCTACAGTGCGATATGGAATTCGCTTGTGATAACGGGAACTATTGTCCAGTAGGACTAATGATGCTTTACTTGTATCATATTTAAGATCCCCACCTATAATACCATTACCAATCATCCTAGCAGCGGTATCATAGGTACCGGCCTGGGCCGTATTCTGGAACAGTTCCCACCTCCTATTTGCAAAATTATTTGATGAGAATAGATCTGAGAATCGCCCTCCTTCTATTGCTTTTTCAGCGTTGATTATATTCACAGTCATATTTCCTGCTGTGGTAGTAAACTTAAAGAAATTTAAAGATTGCTGATAGTTCCCCCAGGACGATATTAGTCCATGATAAATATCTTCAGAATCTTCTCTATATTTGTCGCTAAATCCATACCAGTCATCATAGTATATGGCAGTGTTATTAAGATGTCTCGCAGCGGTAGTGCCCTTTTGTGCCCTGACCACAGTTAGCGTGTGAGTTGATACATTAGTAATCTTCATTATTTCACTGTCAATTTTTATATAATCACCAGCCACAAAAGCAGTGCCATAATCAACTACGATAGATGTTTCGTCGCTACCGTAACCACTTGCCTTTAAAGATACCTCGTCTAAAGTACCATTGCTTTGACTGGCAATAACCGCAGTAAACCATAAATGGGTCGCATCAGCCGATGGTTGAAAAGTCACTGTATGTGTTCCAGCCGTATAATTTGCCGCCGCTACATAGGTTTCATCGGCACTGTTTCCACTTAAATCCCCACCGCCGATAGCTAGATTTAAAGTTGCTGTGCCTACTTCAAAACTCAATGTATAATTTTCACCAGCATCTATCTTATCACCGGTAAGGGAATTGACCATTGAAGAAGTCTCTGAATCTTGGTAAACTGGAGGGTTTGCCCCTGACCAACCGCCAGAACCGCCATCTGCATCACGGATAGTCCAATTACCATTCGGCGCAAGATTGCCACCGCTTGTGACTAATTCACTGCCTAAATGATTAATTAAATTAGCTGTCGATCCATCTGATTGGTATGCCTGAGTGTCTTCGCCGTTATAATATAGTTTCAATACCCAAAAAGAAGTGGTATTTCTGAGTGCTAAAGCGTTTGATAAGCTGGAATCAAAACTAAGCATTTAGCTTTGCGCCGGTACCTGTTGCCTTGTTTATTGCTGGAATTAAAGTATTACGGACATAATCATCCTGGACTACTCCACCACTTATATTTATAGTCACGCCACCGCCCTGGGGACCTTGGAGATTGCTGTCTACAAGCGGAGTGACTTGCACATGCTCGGGACCGCTACCTTCACCAACCATCATCATCTGCGGTCCCGATGTAACGAAATCAGCACCATGTTTTGCACTACCCATTTCAGCGATTTGAGTTTGAATCTCTTTTACGTTTGCCATCCCTGCTGCGATCACAGAAGCACCAGTTAAAAATCCCAAAACACCAC